CACCCCTCCCGACAGCGTGTAGGAGCCGGTGAGCACGGAGTCCTTGAAGTCGTACACCGCCACGCGCGGCGCCGTGCCCTGGGGAGCGACGGTGATGCTGTTGACGTCCACAAACTGCTTGTTGAAATTGACCACGGTGCCAAGCGCGTCCGTGCTCAGCGCGCTGACGCTGCCGCTGTCGTTGATGACCTTGCTGTTCAACGTCACCAACAGGCTGGCCACGGTGTAGATGGAACCTGCCGACTGCTGCGTGGCGGTCAAGGTCACCTTCACGAACCTGAAGTTGGTGGCAAACGCATTCGTGACGCCGACGTAGTCCGTGTAGGTCACGCCGTCCAAGCTCACGCTGATGGTCTGCGAGAACGTCACGGCGCCCGTCAAGGTGGCGCCGCCTGGCGTGACCGTGATGTTGCTGCTGCCCAGCACCGTACCGTAGTCAAACACCTCAACGTAGGTGCCCGTGGTCAAGCCAGGCTGGATGTAGATCGAATACCCGGCATTGATCTGGTCTTGCGGCGTGCTCCAGCCAGGCGTGGTGAAATGCGACTGGTAGGTTTCTGAGGTGTTCACGCACATGACCAGCACGCCGTTGTCCACGACGGCGTTGGTTTTGGTGCCGGTGAATGTGCTCTGGAATTGACCGTTGAACACAAAGTTGGGCGGCTGCGCAACAGTGGCGGTGATGCTCACAGGCGTGGATGAGTTGCCGTCCGTGTCCACCGCGACAACCCAATACGTGAACACGCCACCTTTCAACTCGTTGATGGTCGTAAAGGAGCCGGATTTGCGGCCCACCTCAATCGATCCAGCGTAGGTGTCGCCCTTGGTTATCAAGACGTAGGAAATCGGTAGCGTTGTGGTTGTTGGCAGCGACCAGTAGAGCATGACCGTGTTGTCCACGATCTGGCTGGTCAAGTTGGTGATTGCGTTGGGCGGCAGCTTCGTGACGGCCTGCGTGTAGCCAGCACTCATGTTGCCCAGCCTGTCCACGGACTTGATCGTGAAATTCTGGTTGCCAAGCCAGTTGGCCTGCACCGTGACCGTGTTGGTCTTGGCGTTGACGGTCTTGCCCGCGTAGGTGATCTGGTAGCCATCCAGGCCAAAGACAGGCGCCACGTCCGTCCAGCGCAAAGTCACCGTTGCGTTGGTCAAGCTCGTGGTGGAAAACTCCGCCGTGATGTTGTTGATGTCCGGCGGCGCCACCGTGGTGTAGCTGGCCGAGCTGGACGTGGCGCTGTATTGGCCGCCGGAATCAATTGCGCGCACGTACCATGTGGTAGAGCTGCCCGTTGCCGGTGGCGTGACGGCCAGGCTAAGCGCATCGCCCTTGAAAAGCTCACCGGTGCTGCCCCAGTTGGTGTCGCCGGTGCGAACTTCGTAGGCCACCACTGGCAAGCTGGTTTGGGTGTTGGCGCTCCATGACAGGCGCAGCCCGACATTGACCACGGACACGGACACGCCCGCCACCGCCCCCGGCGCGCTCTTGGTGACCGTGGCCTGGTAGCCCGTGCTGGTGTTGCCGTAGGTGTCCACCGTGACGATGGTGAACACCCGGCTGCCCGTCCAGTCCGCGGGAACCGTGACGCTGTTGCTTTTGACCGTGAGGCTGTTGCCCGGCCAGGAAATTGTGTATGCGCCCAGGCCCAGGGGAACCACGGGATTTGGCCAGCTCAACGTGACGGTGGCATTGGTCAACGTCGTGCCGAAGGTGGCGGTGACGCTGGTGACGTTGGGCGGCGGCGTCTTGAGCGAGCTGCCGGTGATCGTGTAGGTGTAGGCCGTCGCCTGGTCAAGCGTCTGCTGCCCGGAGCCGTAGAGGTTGTAGGCGGGCAGCTTGATGTAAACGGTCGCGCCGATTCGGTTGCTGGTGAACGGAATCTTGGCCAGGGCGTCGTTGAGGCGCACGAACTTCGTGCCCTGCGCGTGCGAGGCGCGCGTGGAGTAATAGGCGCCGCGTCGCAGGTACGTGGTCAAGTTGTACTTGAACGGCGCCGTCAAGGTGGCGTTGGAGAAGCTGATGAACTCCCCGTCCACAAAGCACAGCGTGTTGTACAGGTCAGCGTCCTGCGTGGTGCCGGACGACAGCGCGCCCCGACTCATGGTCAAGTCCACCGCGAGCGTGTTGGTGGTGTCCGGGTCTGATCCGTTGGGCAGCAAAGCGCTCAAGATGCCCATCGTCGCGGGCGCTTGGATGGTGTCAATCTGGGCGTAGTTGGTGCCGTCATAGGACACCCAGACCTGGCACCCGCCCCACTGCGTGCCGCCGGAGGCCGCAATCCACACTTCCAGGCCGCCCTGGCTGGTGGTCAGCGCCATGGGCGCCTCAAAAATCGTCGGGGCGTTGGTGTTTCCGGGCGAGATGTTGTAGTCGTTTTGGTGCCCGTCGCCGGAGGCTTGCGTGTAGGAGCCGCTGCTGCTCACCCCAGGAGGCGCATCCTCCGCCGTGATGTTGAAGGTGAAGTCGTCGTTTTCCTCAATGCTCAACACGCGCACCATTGTCTGGTACAGACCCAGGGTTGAGTCAGTGATCGTGATGTAGTCGGTCGGCTCAATGAGGCAATACTGGGCGCCAAGCCGGAACTGGTAGGTGTTGCGGATGTAGAGCGATCGTTGCAGGATGAGCTGCGCCACCGTGCGAGCCACACGGGCATCAGCGATTTCGTGCGCCTTGATGGTTTCCATCGGGCGCAGACCGTAGGCTTCAATGTTGGCCTGGTCTTTGGCCTCAGCAATCTCCACCGTGTACTGGTTGTCGCGGTTGACGAACTCAATCTGCACTTGGTTGTAGGCGTCCGACTGGCTGCCGCGCATGACCGTCACTGGATCGCTGCTGCCGTCGCTGATGAAGTCGTCATCGGTCAGGTCATACTCAGCCGAGATGTAGGCGTAGTAGTAGGCGCCGTAGCCGGACGCGGACACATCGCCGTAGGGCGTGATCTTGAGCAGTCCTTCCGAGTAAAAGATGCCGCTGTTGGTCAGCCGCATGAGCTTGGTCAAGAAATCCGATGCGGGCGTGGCGCTGTCAATGGCGGGCGAGAAAAACAGGCCGTTCGCCACCGTGTAGTCGTAGTAGTTGCTCCAGTTGCCCAGGCGGAAGTCAGCGAAGCCCGCGCCGTAGTAGGCGTTGGTCAGGTAATCCACCAAGACCAGGCCGGGCTTGGCATCCCAGACCGTGTGCACCGAGTCCCACGTCCAGCCGCCCAGGATGCCGACCACTTCAAACGAAAAGTTGGGCGTGCTGGACGAGTCGCCGAGGTCAAGATTGGCCACCGCAGCGTAGGCCACGCCGCGATAGTTGAGCGCTTGGCTGGCGAAGTTGGTGGTCAGGTATGGCCAGGCGTTCTGGTCAACCGCGCCCTTGTAGATCGTGAAGACGCCGTTGCTTGTGTAGTAGTTTTTGTCGCGCCAGAGGGCCTTGACATCAATGATGGTGCCCTCAGACAGCCCGAGCATCATGCTGGCGGTGTAGGTGTAGGTGGTCTGCGTTGATCCGCCACCGCCCCCGCCGCCTTTGCCGCCGCCCCCGCCGCTGGTGACCGTGTGCGGGATGGCCGTGAAAGCGCCATACCACATCATGTTGCCCGGCACGCGATTGCTGCCGTACACGATGGGCAAGGCCAAGCCGTAGGCGGACGTAGACACGCGCAAGCTGACCTCCATCGGGGAGGAAAAGCTCTGCGATTGTTTTGACCCGCCGAACAGCAATCCACTCATTCGTTACCCCACAAAGACCAAAAGCTGTCAAGCCGCCCTTTCAGCTCCACGCCATTATCAGCATCCGCCAGCACGCATCCCTGTCGCCAGAATGCGTGGATCACGGTTGGCCAGGCCACCACGATGGCGCCGTGCGACACACAGCGGCCGAACTTGAACAGGGCCACATCACCAGGCTTCGGCTGGTCAACCTGCGTGGAGTATTGCTTGATCCATCCCAGGTATCGTTCCTCGTCGCGGTGCAGGTGCCAGTCATGCGGGTAGTAGCCCACGTCAAACTTCTCGATTTTGCCGATGGCCGAAAACACCTCAATGAGTAGTTGCGCGCAGTCCACGCCCGCGCCCTTGACGGCCGCCCGGTGTTGATAGGGCGTGCGCAGCCAGGTCATGGCCTCCGCGACGGCTTGTTCCCGCGTGCTCACCGCATCGTCTCCGGCTGCGGGATGTAGGGAAAACCCTTGAAATTGACCACGTTGTTGAACTTGCTGGTGCAAGTGCTCATGGTCTTGTCGCAACCGGCGTAGACCACGAACTGGTCACCCACGGTCGGCGCGTAGGGCAGCGGGTTGACCAAGCTCAAGGTGTTGCTGCCGTCAAATGACTTGATGGTGCGCATCACGTTGGCGTTGGGGCCGGTCGTGAAAAGGATGCCGCCCAAGTCCCAGTATCCGCTGGCTTTGCTGCCCATGGCGCCGGACTTGATGATTGAGCTGGTCGTGCTGCCGCTGGCCACGCTGGCGGACGCGGAGAATGCGACACGGGACAGCCCGCAGCCCGCGTTGTAGAGCGTGTGTTGACACCCGGCCTGGTAAAGGTTGCGGGGCATCGTGATGTTGAGCAGCTCCAGGTCAGAGCGAATCTCCAGCTCGGCCATGGTGCGCGACACCTTGGCCGGTGACAGGCGGCCCTGGAACATGTTGACCGTGCCCACCGGGGTCAAGTCCTGTTGCAGGTACAGGCGATCCAGGTTGACCCTGGCGCCGTCCAGGAAGCCCTTGATGCACGCCACCAGAAACGGCACGCCGTTGATTTGCATCGTGCTGTTGGCGTAGACGCGCATGCTCAAGCTATCCACCTCCACGCCCAGCACCGTGCGCACGCGATCGCGCTCAATCAACGGCCCGGTGGCCAAGTAGGTGATGCCGTTCCAGGTGATGGTTTGATCGAATGAGGTGTAGTAGTAGTTGGCGGTCTGGAACACCAGGCCGGTGGAGTTGTTCCAGGTCGGGTACTGAATGGAAAACGAATACAGGTCGGCAATGACAAACTGGTTGTCATCCGACAAAAAATTCGCCAATTCAGCCGTCGTGCTTTTCATGTCAAACCTTGTTGGCCAGGGAGCCGTACAGCTCCAGCTTTTTCAGCTCAAACATGTTGGCCAGGAATTGATTGAACTCGGACACGTCCTCCTTGAAGCGCACCCGGTAATAGAACTGACCAGACCAGGTGAGCGCGGCGCCGTTGGCGGGCGCGGTGTTGAACGTGACCAGGCCGTTGGATTGCGTCCACCCGGTGACGGTTGATCCGCCGACCTTGATGGTCAACGGCGGCAGTGGGTTTTGCACCTGCTCGTTGAGCACGTTCCCAGGGGCGCCATACGGGCGGATAAGCTGGAATTGAGTTGTGCTGCCATCGCCCACGCCGAACGCGGCGTTGGTGGCAGTGTTGTCCGTGGGGTCAAGGTACAAAAAGCTGTCAAAGCTGCCCAGGCGCGCGAGAAAGAACCCGGCCAAGGTCTTCATCTCGTTGTAGGCCGTATCCTGCCTCAACACCGAATAGGACAGCTTGAAGGTGTACATCGGGGACGACATAAAGGCGAGGCGCACTTCGCGCCCGGACACCGCCTTTTGCACGCGCGTGTGAAACTCCAGCGCGCGCACCACGTTCCATGTCAAGCCCGGCAGGGTGGGAAATACTTGATTGCTCATCGTGCGCCCTTGATGTTCATGCTGCTCAAGCCAAAGGTGCGCGTCTGGTTGCGGATGGACGCTGACAAGGCAGCACCTTCACGCATGAACAAGTCGCGCACGCTCCTGGCATCCAGGGCAGAGATGTTGACATTGATGGGCGCGTTCCCGCCACCGTTTTCTGCCATGTTGCGAATGACATCCGCCTGGCTGGCGGGCAGCACCATTTCCTTTTCGTGGAGCTGGGTCAACGGATTGATGCCGGCGGGGATGTCGTAGCCTTGCGCGGCAGCGGGAATGGACGCGGCAAACGATGAGGCGCCCGCGTATGCCGTAGCAGCAGCGGCAGGAGCCAGTTCAGGGCCTATCACGGGGATTGCCGCCGTGCTGGCAAAGGCAGCACTGCCCGCCACCGCTGCGTTGCTCATGATGGCGCTCAGGGCCGTCATCTTGCTGCCCACGCGCTGCATGATCTGGTTGGTCAACCAGTCCACGGCAAACTTGGCCAGCATGTTCGTGAAGGCGTCCAGAATGGCGCTGACCATGCCCTTGAACATGTCACGGATGGACATCGTGCCCTTGAGGAAGCTGGACAGCACGCTGTTAAACCCGGACGACATCCCGCTGAAGAACTCGCTGGAATACTTGTTCTGTTCAACGGCCGCCTTGGCGCGGATGGCGCTGATGGCAGATTGGTGCTGGATCTCCAGCGCCTGGATTTCCTTGTTGACCTTGGCCAGCGCCACCGGGTCTTTGTCATCCCCCATGGCCTCAATCTGCGCCTTACGGTCAGCCAGCGCGGTCATCTTGATCCGGTTGCGCTCTACCTCAAACTGCTCCTCAAGGGCGAGCAGCTCTTTGTTGGTCTTGCGGCCAAGCTGGACTTCCAATTCCGCCTGCTGCTGCGCGGCGTCAATGATGGACAAGTCCATCTCGCGGATCGTGGCGCGCTGCTCCTCAGCAAGCGCCTTGATTTGATCCTCGGCCTGGCGCCGCACCTGGACGATTTTTTTCTGCGCGTCCTCGTACTGGCGCGAGTCATAGCCGTAGGTCTTGCCGATTTCATCCGCAGCGCGCTTGGCGGCCTCAATGCGTTTCTCGGAGTTGTACCTGTAGGCTTCAATGTCATCGACCAGTTTGGCAATGCGCGCCGAGCGTTCTTCGCGCAGCGCCTCAAGCTCTAGCTGCGCCGTCTTGCGCGAGATGGCAAGCTGTTCCTCCTTGCTGAGTTGGTGCTTGTTCTTGACCTCCTCCCAGTACGCGATCTCGTCGCGCTTGGACATCTCGCGCAGGCCATTTTGTTTGGCGTAGGCGGTCTTGCGATCGGCCAGCTCCACCTCAAGCCTGGCCATCAAGCCATTGCGCTCGTCTCGCATCCATCCCAGCTCAAGCTCCGCCTGCTTGCGCCCGATGGCGATCTGTTCTTCCTTGGTAAGCCTGTACTTGGCCTTGACCTCATCCCAGTAGGCAAACTCCTCCTTTTTGGACATCTCGCGGAGGTCGTTTGCTTTGGCGTAGGCCACCTTGCGGTCGGCCAGCTCAAGATCAAACTCTGACATCCGAGACTTTGGTTTTTCGGCAGGCTTGACTTCCTCCGCCATGGTCTTGGTGCCAGAGGGCGGCTTGTCAGCGGGCGTGTTTTTGGGATTCCAGGCTTGCGAGATGCGCTCCTGCATCTGCTTGCCTTGATTGATGATGTCGTTGGCCGCAGTGGTCCAATCTTGCTTGATGGCCTCAAAGCGATCCATGGCGGCTTGCTTGGCCGCCTCGTAGCCCTTGCCATCCTTGAGCGCTTTCCAGAACTCATAGATGGCCATGCCCGCGTTAATGACAGTGCTGGCCACGGTGTTTACGACGGTCATCAATTGCATGAACCCGGTGGCCACGACGTTGAGCACCGTGGACAACACCTTCATGACGCCGGAAAAGAAATTCACGCGGCTGGGGCCGGTGCTTGCAAACCATTCACCCAGCGCCGTGAGGATCGGCATGATGGAGTCAGCAATTACCTTCTTGACCGCCAGCATGACATCGCCCGCGTCATTCATCGCCGCCTTGTACTTTTTCAAGGCTTCAACGTTCTCTTGCGTGATCGTGAGGCCCAGAGCGGCTTGCTTCTTTTTGGCCTCCTCCAGCACGTCGTTGTTCATCTTCAAGAGCTGGATGGCGTCTTGCGCGCCACGGCCAAAGAGCTTCTGCGCCGCCAGGTTGCGGTCAGTGCCTTCTTTGTAATCTTTCAAGACTGCCACGCCATCCATGAGGATGTCGTTCATCGGGCGCAGATTGCCGCTGCTGTCACGGGTGGCCACACCCATGTCCTTGATGCCCTGCTCGTTGGTGCGCAGTTGCCGCGTCAGCGCCGTGGTGGCGCCAATGAACGTGTCGGTGGTGACGTAGATGTCACCCAGGGCAAGATTCAGCGCCGTGGCTTCGTCCACGGTGATGCCCAAGGTTTTGCTCAGCTTGATGGTTTCGCCGGTGAACTGCTTGGTTTCGTCAATGGCCTTGCTGAAAAACTCGCCGCCTTTCAAGATGGCCATCAGTGCAATCAACGGCGCCATGGCCGCGTTGATAGCGGCGCCGACCCGGTCAAACGAAGCGGTGACGCTGTTTGCCATTACGTTGGTGGCACCGCTGATCTGGGTCGTATGGCCTTGCATTGACGAGGCCATGTTCCCAAACGCGGAGGTCATCCGCTGCACTGACTTTTCAACGGCGTCAGAGGCGTTTTTCACGCCATCTTTGAGCTGGCCAACGTCAGCGCCGAATTTGACTTCTACGGTGTTGTCACTCATCGCTGCACCTGTGAAAGCTCGGCCATCAATGCCGCCAAATCATCCTCGGAGGGAGCTTTTGCTTTCTCCTTTGGAAACCCAAAATATGCCGCGACCAGTATATGCTGGGGCGGGAATTTTTCGGTGTATGCGTTGAAG